CGAGATGCCCATCGCGATGCCTTCGAGCATCTGTTCCTGAGTCATCTCTGGTGGTTGGGCCGATGGGAAGTGACGCATCGGCGTGGTCTGTGACATGGCGCGCGGGTCGCGTGACTCAATGCGCACCAATGGTCGCGCCACCCGCCGACCCTGTGCAATGGCCTCACGCTGCAGTCTCGCTACAGCTTCCTCATCCGTCTCCCTGAAGTCCTCGTAGATGCCACGACCCAGCCCATACAACCCAGCAGCGGTGCCTACACCGGACTGGATGAGGCTCATGATGTCTGCAGCCTCTTGCGCGCCCGAGCGCTTGGGCGCCTGCGGTCGCCTGAACTTCTGCAGGTGCGGCCTTTGCATGCCGAAGGCGCCTGAGATATCTGGGATGATGCGTGCCATGGTGCCCCTACGCGATGAGTGTCGATGGGTGCGCGAGCGCATAGGCGCTGGGGAGTGCGTGCTCAGCGCCTGAGGGGGCCTGGGGCCTGATGTTGCCCGCCTTCGCTGCCACCAATGACGCCTGACCCGCGTCGACGACGGCGTTGAGCCACTCGGCCGGGTACGTGAAGCCGCGCTGCCCGAGCCAGAGCCCGAGGCCGTCAATGGCTGCTTGGCGCTGCACCGGGTCGCCCATGTCGAGGCTGCCGAGCTTCGTTGCGACTGAAATGCCCACTGCGGCTGGCTTCTGCCCTGCGCCGACCATCTCTGAGATCTCAGCGCTGATGTCGGACACGAAGTTGGGCGCGTAGGCCTGCTGTTGAGCTTGGATCTCGCCGATCTCACCAGCCACCTCGGTGCCAACCTTCGCAGCCTCCATCTCAGCTCCCTGCACCGCCTGCTCTGCCGCCATCTGCTGCGCTGCGGAGGCGATGTCTTGCCGCATCTGCGCGGTGCCGCTGCCGCCGCCTGCGCCACCACCTGTGGCAACGCCTGAGCCGCGCATCGATGCTGCGCGCTGCGACTGTACCTGGCGGAGTTGGTTAAGCCCTGCCTGTGCCGCCCTCTGTAACGCGGCGGGCGCTCTCCCGGCGACGCGCTGCTGCTCCCTCAGGGCGCCTATCGCGGACTGAGCCTGTGGCCCTGAGAGGAACCGGTTGGCTGCGACGCCCTCTTTGATTGTGCTGATCCCGCCTTCTTCTGGCATCTCTTACCTCACACCAAATGGGTCTTGCCGATAATGTACACCCAGATTCCGCCTGAGCCGAGGATCATGCTCTCTGCGGTATACGCGCTATCTATGTTGGTGCCGGCAGAGTCACCGATCCTGCCACGCACCTCAATCCATTGCTCTTGTCCATCGGTTGCTGGCGCCCCGCCGTCCACGTCCGTCCTCGACGCAGTCGCGCTTGTGCCTCGCCCCACGAACACCGGCTTTCCCTGGACACCGTTGAATCCGATGCCAGCAGCGCCGACCAGGTCTGCGGCGTGGAGCTCGAGGTTTGCTGGATACGGGGTCGACGTGCCTACACCCGTGCCAACAACGGACGCCGTGTGCCGCTGCCCCACCTGTATGCGATCGATCGCGGCTGCTTGCCACGCAGCGCCCACCGGGTTGCTCATCGACTTGAACGCCACCTGCGTATAGTTGTAGTTGTCTCCGCGTACGCCTGTGCCGATACCAACGCCCACCTCACACCTGAATGTGGCCGGCGGGAGCCCTGACGCGGGTAGTCGCGGGAGCGTGTTGGCGGTTACCCTGTTGGCGCCGTCCCACCACAGAAACGGCATCCAGCTGTAAGAGAAGATGACGTGATGAACGGTCATCGGGGACTCGATGGGGATGTAGCGCCTGTCTATGATGGAGTCCGTCCCGCTGACGATGTAGGGCTCGTCAAGCCAGTCGTCTGATACTCGCCCTCCCCACTTGCCGTTGTTGAAGAGGGGCACGCTGAGCACGGTGTAGGCGGCGGAGTCCTTTATCTCCTCGAGCATGGGCACGTCAGCGTCCATCTTGTAGCCGCCGTGGAGCTTACGCCTACTGAACTCGTCGATGACGGCCAGCACCGTCTGCGTGCCCAGGGTTGAGGCGCCAGCGTCATTGGCAATGATGACATCACCCGCTGCAGGGGTAGCTCCGATGGGCGCTCGTGAGGTCGAGGAGTTGATGCCCGCGCCCGTAGTGCCGGCAGCGGCGTGTGTGAGGTTCTTGTTCTGTTCACCCAGGTGCCGGTTGGGGATGTTCTGTATGGTGGCGTCCTCGTCCCTGGACGTGAGTCGCGCGAGGAAGCGCATCGACACCTCTACAGACACAAGCTCAACACCCTCGGTGGTGTTCGTCCCGCTGAAGAGTTCGGGTGCCGATATGACGAAGGTGTAGCTCTTGTACGGGTCGATGACCTGGTTGATCTCAGAGGCGACCCATGGGTTCAGCCTGAAGAAGCTCCCGTTTGTGTCGATGGGGTTGATGGTGCCAGACCAGATCATACGCCCTGGCTCGAACCCCACTGACGCCGTGCCCTCGAGCCACTTGAGCTGCTTCTCAAAGATCATGAGTTCGATCTTCAGCCTGCTCTGCATGTCGTATGACACCTTCGCGGCATTGTTGGGCGCCGTTGCGCTCCATGGCGCCGCAGTTGCGCCAGTGCTCCAGTTGGACACAATCGCTGCGGGCTCGAGGCGTTGGTCGAACGAGAAGCTAACCTCGTCGAGGACGATGTCAGGGGCCGTGTCGTCGAGGGTCGGTATCCTGCCGCCAAAGCGAGGGTCTGTCGTGTAGGCCATGTCCTCCTGCAGCGGAGGAAGCACGAACGGGATGCCGTGAAAGCACATGCCGCCCGTCGGCCCAGCCACCCTGTTGGTGGCCCCGGATAGCCTCGGTAGCGACAGGTTGACCCTGAACGGCGCGTACTGGCTCGTGAGTTGCTCGGCCTCGATGTTCGCCGTTGTCATCTGCGTCTGCGCCGCTGATGCAGGCGTGAATACGTGCTCGGTGACGAGCTTCGCCCCTCTGGCCAGCTTCTTCCGGGTGATCTTGGCCATTAGAGGGACTGCACCTCCTCAAGCACCGTGAGCGTGATGCTCCAGGCCTGAAGGAACCATGGGATCGTGCCCCACGTCCCCTGCGTGTAGACCGTGCCATCGTAGAGCGGGATGGAGACCGCGAGCCTGACGCGCGCCTGTTCGTGAATGGGGATGTTCAGGTCTCTGAACTCCACAATCCTGCCGCCCAATGCCCTCCCATGAAGGTTGGGCGCTGCTCCCGTTGAGTCGTAATGTGGCGTCATGTCCGTCCATCCAATGGCGACAGGGCTCGGGGCAATCAGCGAGAACATGCTCTCGTTTACGGTCCACTGGGTGCGCGTCATTTCCACATCAGTGAGTTCAGCGTCCTCTGGTGAGCCTGGGTTCATCACGTCGAGCACAATGGGAACGTCGACGGTGTCGCTGCCGGGTGAGAACGGCGGTGGCGCCTCGCCACCAGCGCCCACGGCATATGTGTATGGGATGAGCGTTGTGTCGAACGTGCCCGTATATGGCCGGGTGGAACCAGCGCCGCCGTCGATGTGCATCATCACGCTGACCCCATACAAAATGGCGGGTCGGCTGAAGTGGAACATCCGCGTCCAAGCGAACTGGTCGCCGAGGCTAGATGCGGATGCTCCGCTCATCATGTAGTTCTGGACACCGGGGATCAAAGTCCCCTTAAGCCGCGCGCGATTAAAGGGCGCTCCCTCAACCAGGGAGCCGAAGATGTCATCGTCGTTGCGCATCTTGAGCCAGGGAAACCTTCCGTACTGGGCAGACGCGGAGCGATCCTGGGGGTTAAAGCCGGCGTGATACTGGGTCGCAACAAACCGCTGCTTGGTGTTTCCCTTGTCGAGCTCGTTGATCCCGCCAACGACTTCACCAACGGCTTTTTCAAGGCGCGAACCATCGATCGTCGTTCCATCATAGAACAGCTCCTTGGTCAGGTTTCGAGGCTGTCGGCGCCAGGCCATTAGACGTTCCCCGTTCCGGTTGCGGTGCCACCCGTGAAGAGCGTGTTGCCGGTCTTGTTGTAGCAGAACGCTATCTGAACGCTAGCTGCGGGACCGCCATGCGATACCACGGGCTGCGCTGTCGTGGCGCTACCCCTGAATACGCACCCGAGCAACACCACCTTGGCACCCGCGTCCACTGCTACAACGGAGGTATCGCTGGTGAGCGGCCTCTCAAACGTGCAGCCGCGAAAGACCACAGTAGCGGGCGACTTGACGTTGACGCAGTTGTCGCCCTCGTCAGCGGATACGGTGATGTTGTCGATCACCGCATCGCTCTCCACCACCAGCCTGCGGGTAAGAACCGCCCCTGGGGCGACGCCCTGCAGTGCGGTGTCCTCCTTGTCGAGCACACTGCCACCATGCTCACCGGGCGCCAGGGCCAGCGCGTTGCCCTTGAGCAGTCGCTCCCGGAATGACTCCCCAGGCAGCACGAGGCCGAGAGCATCCACGGCGTCCGCCACGCGCCTGCGCACGACCTCGTTGTGCTCGCGGAAGCGGTTAGACTGCTGGCGGATGCCGCGCGCTATCAGTTCGTTGAGGCTCATCTGCCCCTCCTGCGCCTGCCGGCTCCGACGATGCGGTAGAGCAGCTTGACGCTCTCGAGCTTGAGTCTTTCTGCGGGGTTACGCATGAACCCGAACAGCATGGTCGCCACGCTGTTGCCCTTCACCGAGTCTGAGGTGGTGATCTCATCAACCTGCTCGTCACCAATGAGGCACGCCTTCTGCTCGAACGTCGTGGTGGCAGGGTTTCCATACGCTGCGTATGTGGCGAAGTTCGCCTTCTGCATGGCCGAGCCGCCAGCCCTGATGCGGTCTCGGATGGTCTCTTCTGTCATGGCGGTGGGGTAGAGGTTGGTGGTGATGCTGACGGGGCCGGTGAAGGTGGTGCCACCCACGTAGTCAACCGTCTGCGCCATCCAGGTCTTCAGGTCAGCAGCCATCATCGTGTTGAACTGGCCCTGCGTCCATCCGCCCGTGATGTCGTAACCCTGGTCATGGCTCAGCAGCCTGACGCTCAGCCCTCGAGCCTTCAGCCTTGCGTCTTCTGGCAGCCCCACATCTTCCGACATGTACGCCCAGTCGACCGGCTGCGCCACCGAGTCCTCCTTGCGCACATCAACCAGGCGCCACTCCCGCCACGCCAGGATGTCTGTGTCACTCGTTGCTGCAGCACCGTCTGTCAGCGTACACCACGCAACACCGGCCTTTGCTTCGAGCCCCATGCCAGAGACATTGAACGTGTTGGAGATGGTCTGCATGGGTATGTACCCGAGCAGGTTCAGCCTCTCTGGCACCACATTGAGCTTCGGCGAGTGTGTATGCGCGCTTGCGGCGCCATCCCAGATCATGTGGATGACGTTGCCCCCTCTGTTGGCAACGCCCGCCGCAGTCTCACACCGAGCTATCCCTGTGCCTGCAGACCACCCAGCCGCAGACCCCTGCCTCTCTGCTGGGAGAATGAGGTTCAGGTTGGTGCTCGTGAGGGCATCTGTGAAGATGGGGCGCCAGTGTGAGTTGTCGAAGGCGAAGGTTATCTCAACCTTCTCGATGGCAGCAGTAGCGGGGTTGTTCGAGAAGTAGGGCCCAGGAACCAGGTACACCGGCATGAGCACGGTCCTGGCAGGCGCCGCTGGTGCAGACTCACCGTTGGGCAAAGCGGCCACTGCGGTGCCCCTAAACTTGTACTGCTGCTCGACTGTTATCCACTCGCCCAGCACAAGCGTCGACTGCTTTGAGCCAGACGCACCGACGCTGTCCATGAGGTACTTGCCGGCGATGGTGCGGTAGTCCTCGTCATCCACGCTGCGGTCGATGGCTCCGCCGCGCCCGTACTCCAGGATGTAGGCCGACATCGAGGTGGTGTCATCATCCACAGGGGCCGCGCCTACGCCTGCGTACAGCGCCGCATCGGTCAGCGCCTGAACATCTGTTGAGCCCACGAGGTAGAGCTGCTTATCAATCGCCACTGGCCAGGGGCTCAGGATGTTCTTCACGGCGCCGACGTTAGGCACAGCGGCTGTAGAGGTGTTGGACTCGTATGTCCACAGCGACCACTGCTCACCCGAGAAGCAGAGCGACACGTTCTCGTCCGGCAGCGTCACCAGCACGGCCTCTAGAAGCTCACTGAACACAACGGACGCGCCCTTTGTCTTCAGCGTGATGACGCTGTTTCTCTGCGGCAGCGTGATGTTGATGGAGCCTGTCTCAGCCGTGGTGCTGGTGAAGAAGCTCGTGGCGGGGTCGGTGATGAAGTCCGTGAATAGCGGCGCGATGTCTGCCGAGATGGTCTGCACCTCGAGCCCACCGCCCGAGAGGTGTACACCTGTGCTGCTCAGCCAGACCGCTGCGCTGTCCTTCTTGGTCACGCACGACTGAGAGACGCACCCGATGCTGTCTGAGATTCGCACCGGCTCGAGACCGCCTGAGGCGATGGGGTCGTCCGAACGGGTGCTCGGTTGGTATGCGAAGGTCTCACTCTCAGTGAAGATGTAGATGCTCTGCCCCATCGGGACCATCGCGGTGATCTGCTTGTCTGTCGGCACGATGATGTAGTCGATGTCGATGAACGACGTGGGCCTATCCTTCTGAGAGAAGAAGACCTCCCGACCATTGCCTGCCACAACCAGCCTTCCGCCCCATGACGTGAGCGCCTGCGGCGATGGGATGCCTGACTCGGTGCGGTAGTTGTAGGCGGCTGTGAAGGCGCCTGGCGACGGCTTGACCCTCCAGATCATGGAGGACTCGGCGTAAGGCGGCGCCCACTTCTTAGGGTGAGCTCCAGAGACGAACCTGCGCCTGTTACCCCTGAACGTGCATGGCGTGTAGGCGTACAGGTCTGTGGCTGGAGAGCCGAAGTACACGGTATCTCTGACCTCTGTGAACGAGAACGTCTCCTCGCTCGTGGCCAGCACCCAGCTCTGGAAGTCGCGGTTGAAGTTCGTCTCGTACAGCCCGCGACGCACCTCCAGGTCCCGCTTATCGGTGCCACCCTCGGACGTGTGCCTGTACAGCGGCTCCTCCCACCACTCCCTGGTGGTCACGTCATAGATGTTGACCATGTAGATGTTGGCTATCTGGGCGCGGAAGGAGTCCACCTCGGAGGTGTACACCCTGGCCTTGAACAGGCTGATGATTTGGTCGTGGCCGAAGTCCGTATGGATAGCGTAGCTGCCGAGGTGCTTCTGGTAGCCCCACGGGGCAGACGCGCCACTTGCGGTGCCTGCCTCGCCGATATTGTGCGTCATGCGGCAGTCGAACTGCGTGAGCTGACCGAAGCCCTGACGCACCTCCCAGGCGCCATAACGGCGCAACATGTTCAGCGCGAAGCTCCCCTTGGAGGGGCGGTCGTACTTGATCCCGCCGGTCAGGATCTCGGCTTCGTCATACTTGACCGCCACCTACATCCACCTTACGTCAACGACGCTCTCCACAACCCCGCCTGAGCGGGCCTCCAGGTACGCGCGCAACTGCTCGATACGTCGACCGAGAAGCACGTTGAGTTGCTCGTTGGCGGCGGCATCTACGATGGCGTAGCGCAGGTAGGACACCAGCGCGATGATGTCGTGAAACCGCGTCAGGTCATCGATATACGTCGCGCCGAGACCGGCCCAGTTCACGCTCGGCTCAGGGATGTAGTCGATGCGGATGAACATCGTCATCGCCGCAGGGAAGAGCAGCTCAGTCCCGCGCAGCGTGTAGTTTGCCCTGTAGTCGTAGGTGCTCGTCGCAGAGACAGACGGCCTTAGTGTCTCAACAATGTTGTCAGGCAGCGCCAAGCTCTCGATCTGATAGATGTTCACCAACTGATACAGCCGGTTGGTCGCGGCCGACCCAAGGATGGGCGTGGCGCCTGCGGCGAGGTCGAGGAGCCGCGCGTCAGACAGAGAGTACGTCTGGCTCCGGGAGTAGATGTAGGGGTCCATCTCGGTGACGATCGCGCGGAAGTCGTCGTACCCGCTCTCGAGCCAGATGGACAGTTGAGCATCGTTGACGAACGTCTGATCAGGCTCGTCCATGTAGAGCCGGAACGCTGCGGCGACCTCGTTAACCAACATCAGACGCCCCCTTGAGTCATAGCGCCAGGCAGCCCCGGCAGGTTCTGCCCCTCAGTCGGGAATGGCACGTCGGCAAGCGGGTCCTGCATTGGAGCAGGCTCAGCCACCGGCATCATCTGCGGCGCCGTCTGCGCGGGCTGCGGAGGGGACTGGTGCGGCGAGACCGTTTGAATCTGAGAAGCCGCCTGGTACTCAGCCTCTGGCGCCCCGAACATCGTGATGTCCTTGATGATCTGAGCGATGTACTCCTGCGTCTCTGGCGCCAGGTCGTAGTAGGGCGGCGACTGCACGTACTCGCTGAACACCTTGGTGAACGCATTCAGGTCGTCAGTGGGCAAGATCTCGATGAACTCACCCATGATGACAGCCTGCAGCATGTCGCGCGCGTGGCTGATGGCGACGAACTCGTCGGTCTGGTGCTTGTTGAAGGTGCGGAAGTTGATGGAATCACGCGCTTCATCAGGCGTCATGAGGCCAAGTTGCACCATCTCGAGCACGCGGGACTCTCGGTGCGAGGCGTCGACCTTGAACAGCGTGTTGGCGTCGATGTAGACCTCTGGGTCATCGACGATATCTGTGTTGGAGATGGCCTTCCACGCAGGAGCGCCAGCGTTGTCGAGCATCTTGATGACCCTGCGCTCAGTGTAGTGCCGCTTCATGAGCAGCAGCGCAGTGAGCATCGTGTCCTCGATGGCGGAGATCATCTCATGCTGAGTGGACAGGAGCTGTGCAGAGTCCTGCTGTGTCAGCGTGCGCGCGTGAACGCCGGACTTCACCCCGGCCTCTCTGCGACCCAGCGTGATGCCGTGGGCACCCGAGACGTCACTCATCTCATCCCTCAACAGGGATGGCTCTCGAACCACATGAGCTGGGAGCTGTTGCGGTGAGGCCGGCGTCGGCGGACCACCGCCTGGGGTGTACCTGATGACTCCGCCTGGCTTGTTCATCAGGGTGCCCTTACGCACATCGGCTGTGCGGGGGACGAGCCATGGCGGGTTGCCCATGAGGCGAACGTTGGCGTGGATCTGCGTCCTGGTGCGGTTGTAGAGCTGCTGCAGGTCTGAGATCTGCACCATGGGGCCCTGCCCCCACAGGTCTCCCTGTATGACATGGTAGCGCACGAGGCGGAGCGGGAAGGTGTCGCGCACGTCCTCGCTGAACTCCGTCTCCAGGTAGAGGTCTCCGCTGATGATGGCGTGTCGACCGTCTCGCCAGTAGACCTCGAACACCTCGATGCGACCGTCAGGCGAGTAGTCCTGAAACGGGTACTTCTCCCGGTCACCACTAGAGGAGAGCCCCTCGATCTTGTCAGCCTTGTCTGGGTAGGTGTCCTTGAGCTCAGCCTTGGTGGAGAAGCTGCGGATGGCGCACCATCTGGCCTCAGACGGGTCGTGAACGCCTGGCTCGTAGAAGAGGTTGAACGGGCTGATGACGTTGCAGCGGACGCGCCCCATAACCTTCTTGCTGCCCACCACCTTGTCGGGCTTCGGGCCCTCCAGGTCCTCGTCACCAGGCATCGAGTTGGCAGCCGCTGTGACTTCGTACCCTGGCTCGTAGTAGGTGTGCAGCCCGCAGTTGCCGGTCTGCGCAAGCCAGCGCACCGCCTCCTGCCACTTGCGCGTCTGCTTCTCCGAGAGCCAGAAGTATCGAAGCGCCATCTCACTGGCCGTAGCCTTGGTGATGTCGTCGATGGTGTCGCTCGCCGGGATGACCACCGGGGTGGGGATGTCGAGGGTGAGCCTGGAGATGATGCTGCGCTCGATGTTCATCATCTGGTTGACGGTGACTCGCACCTCGCCTGGGTCACGGCGGATGTTGCTGTAGGAACTGCTTCGCCTGTCCCAGTACAGCCACTGGTCTCCTCGGAGCATGCGGATGGCGGCGGACCACTCTCTGTCCTGCCTGGTGCGCTCACTCTTGGAGCGGGACAGGCGGCTCTGCATGTCTGTCGGGAAGCGCGCCACGGCTACTGCCGCCTCTGCCGAAGCAGTTGGATGAGTTCTTCATATCCGCTCGGGCGCGGCGCGGTGAAGGCTTGCGTTGCGGCGGGTATCGCTTGGCCAACGCCAGCGACTGTGCGCGCCGGGTCTCCAGCGGCTGCGCCCTCAATCGCCTGCCCGAGAGCACCGCCTGCCGCCATACCAGAGCTTGCCCCGGCCAGCCCCGCTCCGAGGCCGGCTGCGCCCCCAACCAGACCGAGACCACCCGTGAGTCCACCAGCGACGCCGACGCCCACTGGCAGCAATATCTTGGTCAGGAAGTCATCCCAACCGAAGCCCCCCTGGTCCTTCTGAGCTCGCATCTGAGCCACCCGCTGTCGTCTCGCGCTGATGTCATCCATCATTGAACTCCTGCCGGATCGACTCGAGTAGCCCTATTTCTTGCGCCTCATCCTGCCGCATCGACCGCTCTCTGTCGATGAGTAGCCACAGGAAGTAGCCCAGCTCAATGAGCACACAAGAGGCGATGAAGTAGAAGAGGTCTTGCATATAGAAAGGGGTGGAGCGCCAAGGGGATTCGGCGCTCCACCCCTGCACCTTGCTGGAGGGCTAGGTGGGCGTGATGCCGGTCAGGATGACCTGCGCGTTGGGCCGCTTGCAGCAGATGTTGTACCGGTGCTTCCAGAAGCCCTCGTAGGCGTCCTCGCCCGAGACGCGGAACAGCACGTTGCCGTCCTCGTCAGCGAACTGCCCGGTGGCCAACTCGGCGAGAATCCAGTCACTGCTGTGCAGAAGTCCGATGGTCGAGACCGGGAAGTGCCGGTCGTACTGGAACTTCACACCGCCGTAGGCCAGGTTCTGCTGGTTGTCCATGAGCTTGCCGCCAGAGCCGTCGACCGAGACGTTGGAGTAACCTCCGCTCGCGCCGGTCGCGCCGAGAACACCCGTCAGCTGCACCGTGTAGCGATGACGCATGAGAGCGTTCATCACCATCACGTCCGCGTCGACACCAGCGTCCTGCATGAGGATGTCCATCATGTACTGCAGGCGCTCGAGCGACAGGTCGGCACCAGCGTTGGTGCGGTCTCCGTTGCCCACGTCATGCGTGACGAGCGTGCTCTGGAGGATGGCCGCTGCACCGCCGGTTGCCGTCGTTCGGTCGTTACCGAAGTGCGTCTGGCTGGCGAGGTTCTCGAAGAGGCCGCGTGGCTGGTTGTTGATGATGTTCTGGCCACCGATGTTCGCCAGACCATTCCAGACCCGCGAGTCCTGCCCGAACTGAGCGCCCGCGCTGTCCTGCGGGAACGGCACACCGGCCGGTGCCGTGCTCTCCGCGATGACCAGCGCGATGGCGGCCTGCCCACCCACGCCAGCCAGACTCAGCGTGGCGGTCCCGCCGAGGTCGTCCTTACCGAACGAGAGGCCGATGGTGGGGTTGGTGCGGTCAGCGCTGAAGCTCGTCACGAAGATGTTGGGGTTCGTGACCGCCGCGCCACCGACCGTCATGGTCGGCAGGATCTCCGCATAGGTGTCCATGCGGTAGAGTCGAACCTTGACCCAGGTGGCGGAGTTAGCCAGCGCGACCGTAACGCCGGTACGGGTGCCGTCGAAGTAGCTGAAGTCGCCCTGGTACTGCCACGTCGTCTCGACCGAGATGTTTCCGGTCGCGGCGGTCTGCGCACCAGCGCCCGTGACGTTGGGGTCGACAATCCGCTGGTTGAGGAAGCCCTTGGTCGGACCACCGAAGATGTTGACGGCGTTCTCGTTGTTCGAGATGTCGCGCACGAGGCGGTCCATCTCCTCGTTCATCACACCCGCGAAGGCACCCACGCCGGACTTGGACGCCGTGTCCATGGCGAGACCGCTCACCTGGAAGCGACCGTAGGAACTGTGGCTGTTGACGCGGAGGTCGGCGTACTGCTGCTGACCGGCGGTCGGGAGCGCACCCGGGGCCTCGCCCTGGAAGCCAACGCCGCTGTTGCGGCCGATGTGGATGGGGATGACCATCTGCTTGCCGGACCAACCCGTCGACTTCTTCTGGAAGTACTCGCGCATCCAGACGCGGTTGTTGATCTGCTCGGCGACGGGGCCTTGATAGAACTCTTTGAGCATCGGGCCGAACGTGCCGACTCCGTTGATGCCTACTGTGGCTGGCATGGGAACTCTCCTCTAATCGTGAGAATGGTTAGTGCGACATTCGCTCCCTGATCGCTTCGGCAAAGGCGTTCGTCGCTTCCGATACCGTCCTCGGCCTCTGCTCGGTTTGACCAGGCGCGGCAGACGTAGCGCTCGGGCGACGGAACTTGGGGGCCTCTGCAGCCACCTTCTCCGCCTCCGCGAGCTTCGCCTTGAGCGTCTCGATCTCCGAGCTGGCCTCAGACAGGTACTGCTCTCTCATCGTGGCACGGTGCTGCTGGATGTACTCAGCGGCCTCGTTCACGTCGACAGAGCCGTTAGCGGCGACCGCCTGCCAAAGCTCCTCCACCTTGACGTCAGGATTCTTCTCTGCGGCGGCTTTGATCTCAGCGTCGAGCTGAGAGGCCACGAGTTGCTCCGTGCGCTGCTGCTGCCACTCCTTGACCGACTGCATCTCCTGGCGGATCTGCTTGAACGCCTGAGCCGACGGGTCCTCGTGATCTCCGAAGATCTCGTTGAGCCACTCGTCGTCCTTGCTTGGCGCCTTCTCGGTCTCGGCTTGCGGCTGCTTGGCCTGAGCCAGCGTGAGTTGCTCCAGGTCGCGGATGCGCTGCATCGCTTGCTGAAGGTCGTCCTCGCGCGCGCGGAACTTATCGTTAACCTCTTTAAACCTGCCGTAGGGAATGTGCTCGGGAGTCTTGGGAGCATCCGGCTCCGAGCTATCCGCCTGCGTCTCCACCTCTTCTTTAACGTCTGCGGCGTCTGCAGACGAACCATCCTCCTCTTGATTAGAGTCCGGGGAGTCGTCGGACTGCTGGGGCTCCTCCGCTTGAGTAGAGACCTCGGGCTGCTCTTCGCCAGAGGCTACTGCCTCGAACTTGGCAACCATCTCGTCGTATCTCTCTTCGCTTAGAATCCCCATATCGCACCCTTACGCTTAACGCCCGTCGGCTAATGAGACCCCTCTATGGTGAGAGGGTGTGACTTATTGACGTCTGAACCGTACCAGTCATCCCAGTCATCTGAATAGTTTCTGCCCGTCCTGTGCTCGAACTGCAAGCTCTCGCGTATATTCTCGGGCTTCTCGTTCATGCGGTCTTCACGCACCATCGCAGCCTGGCTGGAGCCGTAAACCGCCAGCGCCGTGGCGATAACCATGTCATCGTGGTGCCCGCTCTGAGCCTCCGGCTTGCCGTTCCTTGAATAGACGAAGTGGTTGGCTTCACACTGGAATCTACGATCGCGACCGTCGAACTGCCCGTCGTAGAGCAACTCGTAGAGCTTGCTCAGCATGAGCGGCCTCGAGGCGCGGTCTGTCCAGAAGCCGTACTTCTTGGTCCAGGTGTTCTCCCCGTCCTTCTGGTCGAGCTTGTGATAGATGTACGGGTAGTTCCGAAGCCTGAGCTCTTCGATGATGGTCAGCCCGTAGCTGTTGGCCTCGGGCACCACCAGCGCCTTCCACTTGTGCGCCTCGGCCAGCACGCGCTTACCAAACGCGCGGGGCATGAGGCGGTCGTAGAACGTCGCTACTGTGCTCACTTTCTTCGGGTCGGTTACGTCGATGACGCAAAATGCCGAGTAGTCCCCCTTCTCCGCGCCAGACGCAGTGTCCACGCCCATCACGTATGTGTGCCACTTTTGTGGTTTGGCGTGTTCGATGTAGCCCGGCTCAGCGTCGCCGCCGGGGAATGCGCAGTGGAAGAAGCGCCCACCGGTAGACACGAAGCTCTGCTCCGCGATGATGGGGTACTCCTGGTGCAGGATGCGCAGCTTGCTGTTGCACTTGAGCCGGTAGGTGTCGACGAACCAGTTGGTCTGCTCGGGCGTTAGCTCGAACTCCTCAACCATCTCTTCGATCTCAGGGGGGATGCTGCGCGGCTCCTTCTTCGACGTGCAGTCCGGGTCCTCTGTCCATGGGTAGAAGACCCGGTGGTACTCCAGGTCGTCGTCGTTCCACATCGAGTACGCGAAGTTCATGCCGTTCGCGGTGGTCTCGAGCACCACCTCCGGGTCGGCACCGAGCGACGTAAAGAGCGCGGCCATCGTGTCGTCAGGGTTCTCGTACCGGCTGAACTCACTACAGTGCAGCGCCACTGGCGTACCACCACGCGCGCCTTCGCTGTTCGCTGTGCCGATGATGATGCGTGAGTCGTGGATGAAGTGCAGCTTGTGGACCGTCTGGTGCTTGAGCGGCACTCGCATGAACTTCGGCAGGTTCTCGTAGAAGCGGTGGTAGATGGGCGCGATGTTCTCGAGCACCGCCTTCTCAGTGTGCGCGATGACCGCGACCTCGAACCCTGGCCGGAAGAGCGCCTTCCAGAAGAACTTGGCAGCGACGAACGTAGAGATGCCCACCTTCCGGCTCTTGAGCACGTAGGTGAACGGCTGGTTGTCCATCACGTCTGCGAAGTCGGCCTGGATGGGGGTCGGCACCAGGGGCACGAGCTTCTTACTCTTGTTGAGTATCTTCAGGTACTTCTGGCAGAAGTAAGCGAAGTCCCACGAGCAGCGCTGGAGCTCTTTGAGCTGCGCTTGCTTCAATGCAGCGACTTGATGCGCTTATTGGCCTCGGTGGCTTCCGACATCAGCGAGCGCCAGCCCTCTCCGTTGAGGTCTTCGCCCTTGGTCTCCGTCAGCAGGCGGAGCTTCTGCTCCAGCATGCGGAGCTTGATCTCTTCCTGGTCGAGCTTGTTGTAGTCGAGCTTGCGGAGCACCTCGATGTCGGGCTCGTGCCGCTCCTTGAGACGGAAGCGCCTGGCGAGAAGCCACTGTGCGCTCTTCACGTTGACCTGCGCATCGGCGATGACGATGGCCTCCAGGTTCACCTGCGCCTTACCCTCGGCCGAGAGAACGCTCTTGAGGATGTCGTGACACCGACCCCTCGAGGCCTTGCCCTCCCTGAGCACCGACAGGAAGTTCCACGGCTTGATGCCGACCGCTTTGGCGGTGGCTGTGCGTGTGTGCCCGACGCTGAGCATGGCGAGGATGGTGTCGAGATGCGGCAGCACGATATTGATGCATCTCTTCAGGGACGGGGTCACGCCATCAGTGGAGGTCTTCGACATTGTTCTTGTATTTCCCCACCGTCCTCTTGATGACCGAGGTCGGTGTGTTCGGGTGGGTCACGAGGTTTAGCGCCTGCAAGAACCTGGTTGTGTCTCTGGCAAGACGCTCCATCTTCTCATTCACTCTACCATGAGTGGCCAGTCCCTTCTCCCAGGTGCGCGACAGGGTGTTGTCTTGGACCATGCCAAGGTAGGCCAACAGCAACGGCTTGACAGCCTTGTCGCGCTTGGTAAGCCGGCGCCTCTTCATCATCAGGAGCGCCTCCTTGGTGTCGCGGATAGCTGTGATCTGCAGCCCCACTGCGCGCTCCACTTCGGTGAGAGACGGGTCCTTGCTGACGCACACCTCGACCGCGCCCATGAGAGAGTCCATGAGCCAGACGAAGGCAGAGCCAGGCGCCGTGTCGTACCGGAGCTCTTTTAGATTTTGCATCTGAGCGACAACTCGATGCTCTGCATCAGGCGGTGGATGCCGTGACGCTGGGTCGACTGCAGAGCAGCCCAGGCGAGGCAGGCGGCGATGACGCGATCAGGGTCACACTTGCGCTTCTCGCAGGCGCGCTCGAGGAAGTAGGCCGCCTGCTTCTGCGACTTCTCCGGGAGCCATGAGAGGTCGATGGAGCTGGTGCTCTTCTCGGGCTCGGCCTTCTTCTCAGCCTTCGGCTTGCTCTTGGGCTTGCTCTTCGTCGCCATCTCTGTCCTCCGTGGTTGGCTCATACGGTAAGACCCAGTCGGCGGGTCCGCAAGATGCCAGCATTTCAAAGAAGGTATCAGCAGCCATGTCGATTCGCCAGTCTGAGCGATCGTCACGCCAGAACACGAGGGCACGGCGACCATCCGTGTCACCCTTGGCCTGCTCGATGGCACGGCGTATGGGGCATCTGGCGCCACGCTTCACCTCAATCCAGAACTGCGTGTCCTCGACGTCCGCCTCGCGCGCGCCCCTGGACTGACTGTCACCGCGTCTGGCCTGGTAGCCGCGATCGGTGAAGAGGTGTGCCACCTCCCTCTCACCGCGCTTGCCCTTCTGCCGGCTGTGCCGACCGCCCACTACGGGGTGAGGTTGCTTGAGATGGTGGCAACGCCAGCGTTCATGTTATCGGGCACGCGCCCGATGCGCTCCCAGATGACGGCGATGGGGATCGCCTGGCCGTTGTTCCGGTTGCGGATGAATATTGCGTGGCCCGCGCAGGTGTACTCGATGTTAGGCGGGAGGGGCATCGATCCAGAAACCGCAGTGATGGTGGCCAGGGTGCCGGCGATTTCAGCACCGTGTGTGGCATGGCCGTTGACGATGCGGAACCGCGTGGTTCCAAGCGGGAAGGTGATGCTGTAGGTAGACGCCGCGCCAGGGGCGCCAGGATCCGCCAGAACGTGCGCGGCTGTATCCCAGTAGATAGGTTGATGCGAACTGCTCATGGGTGCTCCTTGGCATGAGGGCCGAGTTCATCGGAGCATAGGGCAAAGACGTCGGTCGCGCTAGAAGTGGTCATACACCACAGATTCCTGCGCACTCCTGATCCCACGTATCCCACAGCGACTGCTGCCCCTTGTCGAAGTCGACCTCGTTGATAGGTGTGCGCGTGCTGTGTAGGTATGGCTTTGTGTTAAGCCCAGCTATTGAGCCGTGCTCATCACAAGCCGCATGCAGTTGGCGCTCGAACTCGAACACCTTCGCGCGCTCACCTGGCACGGCGAGCACCTTCTTCCACTCAGCAGTGTCGTGGAATGGGCAGTACACGCAAGCGCTCCTCGGTGCGCTCATGCCCAGGGAGTCCAGGTAGTCAAGACACCTCCGCCTGGACCAGCCCATCTTCACCAGCGGGTACTCGAATGTGCGCCACCTGTCCTGCGGTATCTTCATCCTCTGCGCTTCGTCGGAGCTGATGCCGTACCACTGGGCGACGTATGGCTCTCCCTTGTACCCTCGTGGCACCTCAAAGTGAGCCTTGGCGGCGGAGTCTAACGGCTTGATCTTGAAGTCCCTGGTACAGCCCCTGCGCACAGGCATCGTGTCGCCGTCGCGCGTGCTGACGTACATGGGCGGCATGCTGATACCGCGCTCCCCACGCTTCGCCTTGCTGAGAACGTGCTCGCTGAGCACCCCTGCGCTCACCGTCTTGTAGACCATCCCGGCGTCCAGTATGCGCTGACGCATCACCACCACATGGTCATATACGGCCTGAGGCTCGTCACCAGTGTCTGAAAAGAGCCACAGCTCGGGCTGAACGTCGCCCATGGCGCGCACCAGATCTGGATGCCTGTGGATGACCAGCATCGCCAAGGCCGTCGACTGCACACCCCCGCCGAACGACACGTAGTGCTTCATGCCCCCTGCCCCTTGATAGCGCCCGTACCGCTGCACACCGGGCACCGCCTCGACAGCTGCAGCATCTGGTTCATGTCACCACCCAGAGCGCGCCACAGGCTGTCGATGGCCTCGATGCTCTTCTGGATCACAGGCACGTAGTGCCCCTTCTCGAGCCTGCACAGCGATGACAGGCTGAGACCGGTCTTGTCCTCGAGCTCTCGCAGGGTGAACCCACGTTCAGTGCGCAACTGGAGGATGTAACCCCCCAAGGAGAGCGCACCTGAGCGTCTCTCTCTATCCTTCAATGATGGCACTACTACCAACTCCTTCCCACCAGGCCAAAACGTGCTCACCGAGGTGACCGAGCGCCTGTTCGGGGGTATGCACCGAGGTGAAGACGGTTGGGCGACCGTTTTGCAGCCTTTTCCGCAGCATGTCGCACAATGTCTGCGCAGCATGGGCGCTGAGGCGCTCTACACCGAGGATTCGGCCCTGCGGAGTCGTCCTGACCAGCGGGAAGACGTCATCGAAGACCAACAGTTCGGTCTGCATGGCCTTATCGATGAGTTTCCACTGTTTGGCGCCGTCATCGAGGTAGCAGCGCTTGCAGGCGGTTACAAAGTCCTCGTATTCCAGCCACATAAGGCTTTTGGAGCGCTCGCCCATGACCATCTTGATGACTGCACGGGCCGCAGCGGTGGACTTGCCGCTCTTTCGGGGCCCTGAGAGCCAGAGCGAGTCCTCCGGGTTGCCGTTGAGCCACTCATAGAGCGCCTGGTCGGCGGCTTCACGACCCTCTCGGCGCTCGTAGTCGGCTGCGGACTCCTTCATGCGCCTGGGGACGTAGCAGAGGCGGCTCTCTCGGAGCGACTTCTCCTCCCTGGCCCTGCAGGTGGGGCACTGACTGGGCGGTGGATACCACCCGGTGGTGCCTCGAGCCTCCGGTTGCACCCATTCAGAGCAGTCGTCGGTGCAGCAGGGGGTTTGATAGGGGCGACGACACGCTGGACAGAGGGAGGATGCCTCGATCGGGTGTCCACAAGGGCACTCATCACCTCCTAGCTCGAGACCGTGAAGCGTCGACAAGGTTGCAGCAGGTGTACACAAGTGGGCCACCGACACAGGCACTGGCCAGCGTGACGCGCCAACCTCCACAGTATCACTACCGCCGGCCGCTCGTTCAAAGATCTGGCGCATGTTCATTCTGCACCAAAGAGCTTATCCAGTTCGGCTGACATGTCCTCGGCAGCGCCAAAGAGCTTATCCAGCTCCACCGTCAGCGACTGGAGTTCATCGACGGCGTGGCCCAGCTGTGCGTACGCATCTGCAAGCGCAGACCTGAAGTCCACATCGTCGCCGCCAGCGGCGTCTGTAAGCAGATCGCCCGCATCTGTCCATGCACACACGACGGCGCCCATGGCGGGCATGACCAGGGTCTGCCCCGGCGACCTGGGCGTAGCGTCTTTAACAATGGCTAGCTTACTCATCTCTATCCTCCCCGAAAAGTTCTAGTTGGTGGTCTGGGATGCCAAGCATCCTGCGGTGCTCCTTCTGCTGCTCTACTGTGGGCTTACCCTTGGGCACCCACTCTATCTCTGTGCTATCACTAGGTTCAGGCAACCAGATGGCCCAGCAATGCGACGAGGTATCCGAGTGTCCGTCCGCAGTAAACGAAAGCCGCCCCTCGATCCAGAGGAGCACGTCGGGACTGTAGACTCGACCTCGGTCTCCCTCACCCCACCAGGTGACCCGGGTGAGCACGGCTCCGAGACTATGGTAGTACCGGCAATGCTCTTGGATGCGGTGAACGAACCGGATGAGCTCACGCCCGTAGGGTGGGTTAGCGATGACGTGGCTATGTGGTGGCCAGAGCCTCGAGAGGCTGTCATTGATGCTCACCGACTTTACGCCCGGAACTTCAGCGAGAGCTTCTCGGAAGCGTGGGTCAATGTCGTAGCCATGCCAGTGTGCGCCCATGGGAGCGAGCCACAGTGGGAGCGCCCCCATGCCTGCCGCTGGGTCGACGACATCGCCCAAGGAGTCTACCCCCCGCCTGTAGAACCAATGCAGCAAGGGGAGGACAGCCTCGGGGGGAGTCGGGTAGTATTGATTAACGCCGCCGATCACGAGGAGGACTCCTGATGGCTGAACAGGTCAGGTTGCTCGCAGACCCAGCGCAGATGACGCCTGAGGACAGGGTGCGCTACTTCCTGGGTCTGCCCCAGGGGTACCCGGTCAACCCTGAGCACTGGCACAAGATCCAGTCCAGGCTTGCGGCCCGGTGGGTTGGGCGTGACCCCTCCCAAAGGGGCGAGCAGGTACGAAGACTTCGCGATGCGCCAATGCCGCAACTGAAAAAAGAGCTCCGTGACTTCGGCTTGGTGAAGCCAAGCGAGCTGACCTACCCGGGCGAGGTGCCAGTAAGAGGACACAGCGAAGGTGGACAGGGTGCGTACCTCACCCCGTTCGAGATGCTCCTCCTCAAGGACACACTGGGCGACGAACTCCCAGGTGCAAGACAGGAGGGCGAGAGCCTTCAGCAAGCCAGGCAACGACTCGCTCGAGCACAGGTGAAGGGACAGTAGATGGCCAGCAGCAAGCAACGACAGAAAGCCGCCAGGAACTGGATAGGCAAAGCCATCAAGAAGCCTGGGCAGCTGCACAGAGACCTCGGAGTGCCGAAGGGGGAGAAGATCCCCGCCTCCGAGCTCAAGGCCGCTGCCAAGAAACCCGGCAAGGCCGGGCAAAGAGCCAGGCTCGCTGAGACCCTCAAAGGCTTCAAGAAGGGCTGAAACGTGCAGCTCGCACCCACCAGAGACCCAAGTAAGAGTGAACTCGAGTGGTTCCGACTCAACCCGCACGTCGGAGGGTACGCCTCCTTCGAGGACGGGCACGTAGTCGTCAACCCGTTCAACACTCTCACACCAGAAGAGAACGAAGCTCTCATCGAACTCGAAAGCTCCCGTCTCTTCATGCACCAACAGCCATCGGCCAGACCCACCAGGGAGAGCTTCCCGCTCACAGAGCAGCAGCGGCAGACCTTCGGTCCCGGCGGTCGTCTGCAGTACAGGGCCCACCCAGCGCCCGCAGATCCCGAGCAGAGCATACGCGAGACGATTGCCTCGAGGATCCTCGTGGGAGACCCAAGCGCTGGCAACATCACACCCGAGCAAACCAGCTTCCTTGAAGAACTCAGGGCCAGGATGATGCGCTAGCCTCACTGCGGCTTCCGCCAGGAGCTGAGCTTCGTGCCGTACATCCGGCTCGCCACTAACTCCATCTGGCGACGGTTAGAACCCCTGGCGAAGCACGTGCCCAACTCCCAGTTCTTCACCGTGTTGACGCTCACACGCAACACAGAAGCAAGGCCAGAACGGCCAGCAGGGAACACCAGACGCAGCGAGACCACCTGGGAACACCAGTGCTCGTAGTCGTAACCAGCGCTCTTGGCGTTAGCCATGGCCTTCACACGGGCCGCTGAACTAGCCTCGCTCAAAGGCTTCCCCGTCGCGTAACTCAACGCACGCGCAACCTTCACCGGATGCCCAGGGCCTCGCCCATGCACATACACCAGGTTCTTGTAACGACTGAGGTTGAACGAACGGATGAACGACCCCCGAGTCGGACACGGAGTATCCGTCGAACGACACCAACCCTCAAAGCTCGCATACAACTCCGAGCTCTCCTTCGTCACCGTATGGAGGGAACTCTCCCATGCCATTAACTGGCAACAAGCCTGTACCCACAAGTCGATGTCGCTTAGGTCCAGCATCTTGCTGAAACGCTCAGCAGTCAGTGGAGCGCCAGGCTCGGGCACGCTCACCTCGGCCTCAGGGCCAGAGCAGTTCGGCTTCCCAAGCAACGCACCCACAGGCGACGAACATGCCGACAACGCCGTAGCTACATCCAACGCTGCATCACCCAAACTCTTCACGGCGTCATGCAACGCCTGCATCTCAGGACTCATCTCTATCCTCCATGTCAGTGGTCTGAAACACCTGTACCACAGCACTGAAACAGATGTCCACCTATATAGAGAGAGAGATGCCCAAGATTGACCGTTTTCTGCTTACATGCTACCCTTGCGTCGGCAACGCCGCCTAGGAAGCTAGCTTCCAACGGGTGGCTGCTAGCAAGGGAGAGGTTTTCGGAGCGTAACGTGCCGTTATTCTTCAGCTTCTCTCTTTCTCTATGGGCACAAACTCAAAATCTGCGAGCGATCGGAGGTGTGTGTTTGGTGTATCCCGACGGGGGGGACGGGGCGACGGCCGGGGGCGGCTGGCCAGGTGGGGGGAGCTCTTTTCACGCGCGCGCTAATGATGATAGGCGCGCACCAAAGAGTACGGGCGTCATTCAGCTCCCGCCCGAGGGGGCGCTCGAGCTTCTTATGCCTACCGGGCTAACTCCAGCAACGACCGCAGGCTGTCTAGCCTTCGAAGGGCTGGGGGGCGGGGCAGCACCTCAGCCTCGCCATGCGTCGTGCTTCCTGCTGCTACCCCACGCGCAACGCTGCAGCCTGGCACCACCTCGGTCGTTCTGATGACAGTACGTCCTAGCCTCTTGTAGCGCCCTACCCTGACCGCGTCTCGCTTCCGCAGGGTGATGAGCGCTCGTGAAACGGAGTCACGCTGCAGACCACAGAGTCGGGAGATCTCCGCGATGGTCACAGCCACTGCAACCGTTGCACTGCACCCTTGCTCTCGCAGTGTTGCCAGCACGATCGCAGCGCTCGACCCGTACCGCTTCACGTCAGCTGGCAGAACGTCCATGAACGCTAGACTGACCCCTGATCACGATCGGGTCAACGGTGCTGCCTGTTTCGCTGTGATGGTACGTCAGGCTAAACGCTGCACTGCGCTCGAGTGCTCGAGCCAAACGTTGTACTAGTCGGCACCTGGTCCGCAGTACCTCATTCTCTCTGTCTGGTGTGCACCGTGTATTGACGGCGTGTTGATGTTCAGGCACCCTGAGGAAGCAACCGCAACGCGGTAGCCTCCGACCCGGGGACATGGGTTGGGGAAGTTCCATCCAACGGGAGACAGACCATGAAGCCCACGTACGAAGCGGTAGCAGCTGAGATAGCAGAGACGACGGCGTCACAGCCGAACCACAGGGTGAGCGACCCCGTCCTCGCAAGGGCAGTTGCCAGCTTCCCCACCACCTATGGCTTGAAAGCGTTCAGCGGGACGTTCCGAGCATCCCCCGGACGGTCCTTTATCGATTGGGTCGAAGTTGGTGACGACGGATACCGCATGACGGTCTTCATTGTCACCGAGAAGCTTGTCGACGGCGAGTGGTTCACGTTCAGCCGCGAGACCTACGCCGGGACCGTCTCGCAAGTCGTCACCACTGCGCCCGCTGAACGCCCCGAGGACCACATGTTCGACACCATCATCACAATCAGCAACTGCAACGGGTGCGGTAAACCCACCGCCCACGTGACCCACAGCGAGACGTACCACGCACGTCTGGCACGTCTCGCCAACCTCTATGCCAGCGCTCTGATCGAGCGCTACGATGACCCCACGTTCACCGTGCCTGTGCTCAGCGGTAGCAGCAATGCCGATGACTACCTCGCATGGTTGCAGGTCATCGATGTCGGCTACGAGCCCCACGTCGATTACATGGGCATGTGCGAGGTTGACCTGATGACTGACATCGAAGACATTTTGGAGGGTTGCTAGCATGACGACCCAACACTGTCCTAACTGCACCGACACCGATGTGCGCGTTGACCATGCGTTTCACCCTGCCGACGAAGCGGTCTACTGCGAGCGCTGCGAATGGGAGGGATGCGTCTCCGATCTCGTGACCGCCCCCGACACTCTGACGCCCTGCGGACTGAACGCGGATTGGAGTGTCAGCGCCTGGCGCATCAACGTCCCCTTGGTCTCCGGTCCGGCGCCCATGTGCGACGGTGGGACCTACCTGTTGGACAACGAGGACGGCACCTTTTCTATCGTCCGCCGGTGGCTGAATGAAGCGGACTACATCCACGAGTATGAAGTGGAAGGCATGGTCCCGCATCCTGATCGCTACCAAGTAGCAGACCACGGCGCTGAGTACAACGTCAACGACACCATCCTCACGATCGCCACGTTCGCCACCTTCGCCGATGCCATCAACGGCGCCGTCGCCATGACAAAGGAGGACTAGACCATGGGAAGCAAGACCATCAAGCACTACTCGGACGCCAAACACGCGAACGCCTCCAAGCAGTGGCACCGCAAATGGCGCGGTGCTGTGAACGCCTGGCGCCGTTTCAACCGGAGCGACCGACACGAGACACGGCGCACCCTGCGCACCATCTAGATGACTATCAGCGGCAGCGCGTCACCCTGTGGCGCCCTGCAGCGGACAGCCGTCCGAGACCACAACCCACGACACACCAGAGGACATCATGTACGCAACCCCACAAATCTACGTCGCCAGCCTCGAAGCTTACAACGCTGGCCGCGCAATCGGTCAATGGGTCGACGCCACGTGCGAGGACTCCATCAACGACGCGATCGCCAACCTCCCCGGGGAGGAGTGGGCAATCCACGACTTCGAGGACATGCCCAACCTGGGCGAGAGCCCTCCGATCGCTCTGATCGTCGCAGTCGCCAAGGGCATCGACGAGCATGGCGACGCCTTCAAGCACTGGATCGATCTCGGCATGCATGCGCATGTGATCGGCTGTCTTGAGGTCGACATCATGACCGCATTCGAGGACAGCTTTCAAGGCACCTACGAGAGTGCGGAGAAGTTCGGCGAACAGCTGGTCGACGACATGGGGGACCTTCCCAGTCATTACGACTACTACCTCGACTTCGAAGCGTACGGACGTGCCGCCTTGATGGACCACACCGTCGCGAGCGACTCCGACGGCACGATTTACGTCTACGCGTAGCAGACCACAACCACAGACCACGACACGGCGCAGGGATGCGCCAAGGGGATAGAACATGACCTTCAACGTCATCATTACCGTTCACTCGGAAACGACCGACAGCAACGGCACGACGTGGCACGGAGCAAGCCACTTGCCCACGATTCAAGTGCACGGCTCCTGCGAAGGGCAGGTGCTGTCGACTGTGCACCAGCTGATCTCCCACATGCCAGAGGGCACCACGTTTTACATGGTCGCCACCTAGACCACTGACAGACCACGACACGGCGCAGGGATGCGCCAAGGGGATAGAACATGAACACGGAGCGAACCATTCGCGCGCTGGCTGCGTCGCGAGCCACCAAAACGCAGGCGGAGCTTGCCATCATGTGGCAACGCAATCCGCAGATGGCGGTAGCCTGGCAAGCCGCCATGCTGGCCACCGGCAAGCGCTCACTTCTGAGTGTGAACCAGGCCAAGTTGGAGAAGTCGGGAGAGACGATCGGAGTCTTGACCGTCGGTCTCACCATGTCCCCAGCTGACGAGGCGGCCGCATTCATCGAGGCGTACAACGCATGCGCTGGCAGCACTGCAGCATGCCGCGCCGTCTGCGTTGGCAATGCCACGGGGCAGGCTGCTATCTCGGCTGCGATGCCCTTCGACGGTCACCGGCTGGCGCGTATCGGGCGCGCTGTGCTGCATCACTACTGCCGCGACCTGTTCGATGCTCGAGAGCGTCTCGAGCTTGCCGCAGCACGTCGCAAGGCTGACAGGCTGGGCTACGGTCTCGCGTACCGCCCCGACGTCGCTACTGACCACCAGGACGGGCGAGACGTCGACGTTGACATGGTGTATGGCTACACCGCGGTATCGTCTGCGATGCGTCGTGACGATGGCACCTTGCGCGCCTTCTCTCGCAAGGACACTGCCCGATCGGACGGTCTGGCGCGTGCCTGGCTGGCGAAGGGTTACCCTGTCGCTGTGGTCTTCGCAGTGCCCAAAGGGCAGCCGCTCCCTGCGACGTGGGGCATGGCTCCGGTCATTGACGGCGACTTGCACGACGTCTGGCCTATGCAAGACCATCCCACGACAGACGCCCCTATCAGCGACAGCTACGGTCAACACGGTGTCGTGGTCGGGCTGCGCGCCAAGTACGCCACGATCGCGCAGCGTGAGACGCTCATCTCGTCGGGCTTTGCGGTGTCGTCATGATGGCCATGCTCACAGCTATCGCAGCGGGAGACCGCTACCTTTCCGCCCTTCTGGGCGTCACGCCCGAGCGTGCCTTGTACATGCTCAAACGACTGGAGGCCTAGACCATGACACGCGAACAGGCATTGCGCATCCGCATCGGCGACACCATCACAACGTCAACCACCCACAGCCTCGACCAGTTCAGGGGCGCAACCTTCGTGGTCGTGGGCCTCGAACCGATCTCGGTCCAGCGCCCGCTAGTGGGTGCGCTCACGACAAACAAGGCCATAGAGAGCCACCTGGCCAGCCTTCCGCCCGCATTTATTGAAGCGGACGAGTGGGGATATACCGACGTTCTGATGAGGGT